GAGAAGTGGTCGGGAGTGTTGGCAGAATGCGATGCGGAATACGACATGTCTCTATAGTACTTCGGGGGTATTGACGGTGTATGGACGTTGCCTAATTCCGCTTGTTTATGCGCTTTTAGTAGTTAGTGGTTGTTGACCGGATTCCCCAGGTTTTGAAAATCTTGCGGACTAAATGTGGACTAGAAAAGCGAAGATCCCCCTGGTCGCTCTATCCAGGGGGATCTTCTATTGCGTGGATCTCTCAGGGCCAACCGATTGCCGAGAGATCCGGTATTGCTCCGAAGGTGAAGGAGAAAGGGTTACTTCCCTCGGAGCAATTCTTTTATTTTGCCCGTCTCCGGTAGCGGTTCAACACTGCTAACTCCGGGAGTGTGAAGCCGTCCAGAATTGACGGGGTGACTGACTGTGATCCAGCGGACTGACGTTTCACGTACTGCGGGTTCACAGCCATACGAACCGAAGCTGATTTGATGACCGAAGCGACCGGAGCCAAAGGGTAACCATCGTGGTCGAAGCCTTCATCACGTGTATAGGCTCTCACGTATTCGGTGACCACTTCCACGGCTTCGTCAGCGACTTCAATCAGCTTCGTGTTGTCAGGATGACCGATGAGCCGTGCAACGTCCTGTCCGGTAACCATTGTTAGTCTCCGGTCTCAGCAGTCAAGACGATGACGCCTTCGGGACGAAGCAGACCAAGGTCATATCGAGCGGTCACGCGGATAGCTTGTTCGTCGTATTCGGCGTAACGCTGGTCCAGCAGTTTCACGGTTGGGTTCGTGTCACGTGCGATAGCAACTTCGCCCATGTTTGCCAGAATTGCGGTCCCGGTTGGAAGCTTATTCGTCACGGTCACCGGGATACCGAATAGGCGGTACGTGGTGTCAGCGGTGACGTCGGCTTGCAGGATGTAGTTACCGGTGTTGTCTTTGATCTTGCGGATAGAGAAGAAGTCCGCTCCGGAGATGATCCACCGGTTTGGTTGGACTTCGGCGGCGGAAGCCATTGCCAGCGCGTCCAGCAGTGAGTCAGGTTCGGTAGCGTCCAGCACACCGGTCTGAACGTCTGGTTGGTTGATAATACCGGTCACGGTGTTGTCTGTGCCGTCACCAGTTAGAAAAGCGTCATCAATCTTGCGAGCAACGTCAGTCACAAGCCGGTCTTTGAGTACCTGGTCCAGGCCGATCACCGACTGACGAAGCAGCTCATTAGTGAACCGGACAAGGGTTTTCACAGACTTACGATCCGAGGGCATGAGTGACACTTCGTCAAACTCGATGTCGTGTTCGGAGATGAGTTCACCTTCACCGGTCCATTCGGCTTCACCGGAGCCGACAAGTTTCGGGATACGGAGCGGGGATGCGGTGTCAAAGATTCGAGGGCCAGCAGCGAGCACTACAGATTGTGCTTCGAGCGGCTGGACAAGGATTTTGGCTACTTGTTCTTGGAGTAGCGCGGTATTGGTTGCAGTGGTTTCTACCATGACGATGATTTCCTTCAAAAGAGATTAGAGAAGTGGCGGGGCCTTGCATCGTCAGGACTGCGAAGGAGGGACCAGCACCAGGCCGGTCCCTCCCAATTATACTTGATACTCGGAGTATCGGCTACTGTCCGTTTCGTAGCATCGTGCGTCGATACTCTTTCTTCTGGACTTTCGCTCCGTCACCTTGCTCGATATGAAACTCAATGGTGTTCAGGGAGTCCCGAATTTCGGTGAGAAGATCTTTGATGTCTTTTAGATCCTGTTGGTTGGTCATGTTCACCTCCTTCGTCTCCAACTTCCAGTATCGCACCCGGTTATCCGGTGACTTTGGTTAGGTCTACTTCGGTTGCGAACGTGGTCCCGGTGAAGAAGTTACTGATCGAGGGCGCGTTACCTTCGACTTCGTACTTGTCCCCGCGAACGTAGATCTCATCACGCGGTCCAACAGTGTACCCGGGCGGTAAGAAGATCTTCACGTCTGAGATGTGCCGGTTGCTGGTCCCGTCACGTGGTTCGCTGGTGGAAGGGAAGTCCACTCCAACACCAGGGACGTCTACGGGGTCCGCATACACCGGGAGGAGCTGACCGTGTGCGTTGCGGTCATCTCGTATCCATCTGACAATTTGGATTGTTTCTCCGTGAAGAAATGATCCGATCATGCCCGGCTCCTTAACAGTTCAGCGAGGTTCACTTCACCATCGTTGCCACCGGTCACACCTTGTCCGATGTCTCCGTATGGTCTGCGTGACGCAAGATGCGGCTTACGTGTCAGCAGGTCATCTATAGCCGCTTCCAAAGCCGCTTCGTCTTCGAGATGCGCTTCGTCAAACGTGAGGTCTGACGGGTCTTGGAGACGTCCAGTAGCAGCAACCAGGGACGTGTGCAGCCGTTGTGCAAGGTCGTCTGACCGTTTCGCTTTATCCCGGTAGTGTGCGTTCTCCCGACGAAGACGTTCCACATAAGAGCGCGGGAAGTTATCCACATTTTCTTCGTCGTTATCCACAGTATCGTCGGGGGTGTCCTGGTCGTCAGTTGGTTCGACGTCCGGTTCGGTGACGTCAGTTTCTTGGACGTCATCAGCAGTAGTTTCTTCGGTGATCTCTTTATCGAGGTTTTCAGTCATTGCAGTTCTCCTTAGTTGTCGTACCAGTTGCCGTTATAGGTTTCGTCATACGCGGTTTGTGGTTCCACCGGCTGCGAGGTGGCCGGGGCGTTCTCCTTGTCCCGGGCTTCGAGGATGCCGGTCACTTGGTCATCGGTGTACCCGATACGGGCCAGGGTCTCCGACGCGGGGAGCAGCCCAGCCGTGAACAGTTTCACTGCTGCGTCCGCTTCCTGAGCGATAGAACGGGTCGAGGTGTCAGCCCAATGCACCCGAACGTCCACACTGAGCGGGTCCACACCGTCACGGACAGCAGTCATCAACCGGGCAACATCTTCCCAGGCGCGACCAAACTGTGCCTGACGTGCCTGTGCCCTTGCAGACAATGACGCTTCGGCGGCTCTCATAGAATCAGCCGACGTTGGAGCATCGGTCAGGGTTCCAAGGTAATGAGCCGGTAGGCCAGACACGGCCATGATCTGACCAAGCAGCACCCGAACACCACCTTCATACGATGAGAGATCCGCAGCCGGGAGTTGTCCGAACTTCGTGTCAGGACCTTCACTGACCATCATTCGCATACCCTCATCAACCGGGTTTTCAACGTTGCCGTCTTCGTCTTCGTAGAGTTCCAGACCAGTTGCCCAGCGACGGGGCCGTGCAAAGTATTCGGAGGTGACCATCATGTCCGCAAGCAACTTATTCAGTGCATCCACCAGCGGGATAAGATCCGTCATCTCCGACACTCCGTCATCCAGCAGCCGGTCACTATTCTTAATCGCGACCACCGGAGGAATACCCAACGGGTTATCCATGACCTGAACGGTTTTGAACTGACCGAAGGTGACAGCACCGGCCATATTCGCCGTGTACCGTGTGATCTGGTCCGGTTCATACAACACGGCTTCGGTTGTCTTATCGGTCTCCCAACGTTTCACCGCTGCCACAATCCGACGTGAGCCGGGGTCACGCAACACCGCAACCTGACGGGCCGATTCCACCGTGACCTTCGGTGAACCGTCATGGTCTGCCCACACGATCACATACGACGCGCCTAACGTGAGAGCTTCCCGGTGAGCGACCGAAGCTAACTGGTCAAGATCCTGGTCAATCCAGGTCTGCCACAGTTTCGCGTCAGGTTTCCCGGCCCGAGTGAAGCCAATGATCCGTAACCGCTCCGCAAGTGCCGTCACCGATAACCGGGGGATATTCACCGCGATACGTTCCAGCCGGTCACCCAACTGTTTACGAGCATCCGGAGCGAGAAACGCTAACGGTTGCTCACCCGCGTAATACCGGTCCAAGGTTGCAAACCGGGCCGTTGGTTCATCAAGTTTCTGTAAAAGAGTGTTCAAAAGATCCGACATAAAAGTCTCCTTAGTAGAAGCCGACAACACGCCGCTTCGATTTCCGTGCATGATGTGCAGCCCGGTCTAAGGCCACAATTGCCGCCACCGCGCCGTCAATCTTGCGAGGTGACATTCGTTTCTCCTTAGTAATCACGTCACCCGATGGGGTGCGTTTCGCTACCGCGTGAGAAAAGTGTGCTGCCAAACGTTGATCTCCGTCATGAGAAACGTCTTCGGCCATAACCGCTTGATACATACGGTCAGTTGCTGGACCCATACGAGACACGTGACCGGTGTTCCACTGGATCACCTTGCGTTCTCCAAGATCCTCAGCCCAAGCTTCGATCTCAGACCGCCATCCCCAAGGGTCACAGGCCAGCTCTATGACGTCGTACCGGTCGAAAGCATCCCGAACAGCAGCCGTGACTTCCCGTCGAGGGACACGCCAGCGCGGGTCACCCGGGTTCTCCCACAACCCTTCAACCCACAAGTGAGGGTCCGGTCCAACAGTGCAGCCGATCAAAGCCGTCGAGTCACCCGAAGCGGAGCCGTCAAAAGCCAGCACCACCTTCCCGATGACTTCACGGCCAGGGTCCGCTAACTTCTCCCATGCTCCGAACGGTAACCAAGAATCTGAGCCCTTAATCCACTGTCCAAGACGAAGCTGACGATACGTTGGTTCACGAACGGTCTTGCGAACTGACTCCAATGATTCTTCGGTCAAGAAAGGGTCTTTACATGCAAGAGCCGGGTTCGCTATTCGCCACGCTTCCCTGTCATCCGTAGCGCAACCGTCAGGGGCCGCGTACTCCTTCAAGTAAAACTGTGGATCTTCACCAGACCGGCCATGCTTCACAAGATCCCACATGACCGATTCCTCCGAAGCAGCCGGCGTCGAGATAGCCAGGGTCAAAGACTCCGGACGTTTCCCAGCACCCGTCACCACGGCTTCCCACACTTCACGGGTCACCACGTGCAACTCATCAATGATCCACAACGAGCCGTCATGCCCTTGAATCGCTGCGTACTCAGCTGGTAACGGGGTGAACGTTGCGTCATTCTCCGGAAGATATAACCGGTCCCGGTAAATGTGTATCCGCTCCGACAACTCCGGGTTCAGTTCCACCATGCGCTTTGCAAGATTGAACGTGATATTCGCCTGACGTTGATCCGAAGCAACCACCAACACCTCAGCCGAAGGAGGTCCAACAAACATTTCTGCAAGACCTAGCATTGCTGCCAGCGCCGTCTTGCCATTGGCTCTTGGAATTGAGATCGTCGCTTGATACACACCGGGAGCAAAAGCACCCGTAATGATCTCCTTCTGAAAATCCCGAAGCTTTACCGGCTTCCCAGCACCATGACCACGAGGCACACGCAAATAATTATGAATAAACCTAATGCGACGCTTGGCACGATCTCGTGGATAACCTTTGAAACTAAGCGGTTCAACCGTGATACGCGCTTTCGGACCTGCAGCCATGTCATTCGTCCTCCTTGGAATCAGTTGATGCGGAAAGTAATTGAGATTCTGAGTCGGCCCGGGGATGAGGAGGAAGACCTTCGACCTCTATCCCCCTGGTGTGGTTGATGTTGTCACCGCGTGCAGCTCCTCGCTTGCGGTTGCAGTCGCCGCATACGACGTCAATGTCTTCGAGTCGTATGGGTTTGCCAGCTGCTTTTCTTTCCCAGGCTTCGGGACTGTGGTCTGCTTGGAGATCTTCAGTTGCTAGGCAGTCGGAGCAGAATGGTTGGAGTCTCCTTGCACGTTTGGAGAGTTTCTGCCAGTTCCAGTCATACAATTTGCCTGTCTCAGGCTTCGGTGATTCCTTTGGTTTGTGAAGGTCGCAATATGGTTGTTCTGCGAGTTCGCCGCATTCTAGGCATGTGGTGAGCATTGGTCCTCCTGTAGGCGTTCTGCGAGGTCTACGAGGTTGTTTGACAGTTCGATTGCTTCGTCAGCAGTGAGATGAGCGACGACTTTTGGTCCCTTGTGGACTGCGATACCAAGCGTCTGCGTGAGGTCCGGATTAGTCCACTTATTGAGTCGAACGTGGGAGAAGTAGGGCCGCTTCGAGGGCGTGGTCATGCTGTCTCCTTATCGAAGCCGAATAGAGAGTCTTGGTTGTCGAGTTCGTCTTGCGCTGCTGTTGGTGCGTCCACTTCTTGCGGTTGGTGATGCGTCATCTCCTTGGCAAGTTGTAGACAGGTTGAGCAGGTTGGGAGTCGATAGTTCGTGCCGTGCTGGTGACATGAAGGTCTGGTCGAAGGTGCCAGTCCATTAGTCGAAGGTGCCGAAGGTGCCAGCGCATGAGATGGTGGCATCTTGGTGGCATCTTGGGGTTCATCCTGTGAAGGTGCCAACGAAGGTGCCGTGTGTGGATTCTTGGCACCTTGGGCACCTTGGGGGTTTTCAGTGGATTCTTCGACGCGCCACACCCAGCCAGCACCGAAAGCAGATTTAGCAGACACGATCTTCGGGTCTTTACAGCGACGACGGGCGTGCTTGATTTCGTTCTCACTAAACCCAGCAGCCCGTCCAGCTTTGATGACGTCACCGGCTTTGGCTTCTCCGTCTTCTTGATCTTTGAGGTAGTCCAGGACGAAGGCTTGTGCTGCGTTGCGGTCATCTCCTTCTCCGTCGTTGGACTCACGGTCAATGAGATCCTTCACGGTAATGTCTGATGCTCCGAGCAGTTGGACTCGCGGGGCTTCGGTTGGTCCATCTACTGTTTCGACGCTGGTGTTTACCAGTGCGAACTTCCACGAACCGCGTCCGGTGCCATAGTTGTTTTTGTCCTGAGTGATGATGCGCTCACCGGTTTCTTCATCTGTACCGAAGGCAAGGTAGGCGCGTACAACGTCACGTAGACCGTGAGATCCGGACATCTTCTCCGAGACGGAGGTTCCACCCTTCTTGAAGTGGTTAATCAGGATCACTGCCAGGTCATGTTTTTTGGCGAGGGCGTCCAGGGCACCTACAGCATGACGAACGTCTTGGACCTTGTTCATGTCTCCTTGCATGGAAACGGAGATGGGGTCCACGATGATGAGTTTCGCGCCGGTTTGGATCACAGCGTCTTCGAGCATCTGGATATTGAGCGGGAAGACTAGTTCTTGTTCTTGGACGCCGTAGTCTGTCCAGATTTCTGCGAATACCCGGTAGATCTTGTTCAGGTCGGCTCCGGCTGCGGTGAAGCGTGGAAGGTGGACTGATGACCAGTCATCTTCGGGTCCGAACACGATTGTTGCGTGTGCTTGACCGTACAGGTCACCTTCGAGCTGTCCACGGCTGAGCATTGCTGCGGTGTAGGTGGCGAACGATGATTTCCCCTCTCCACCGATACCCGCGAACACTGAGCAGGTTTTCAGTGGTAGGGCGGGTTCACCGTCGATCTTCATAAACCACTTTTGTTTTTGTGGTTTGATACTGCTGGCCGGGATGAATCTCATCATTGGTTGAGTCATGCTGCGTCACGCTCCTGTTGATATTCGGACCAGAATTGTTGTGTGGAGCGTTTTCGGGACGCTTCGGCTCCGTCGTATCCGATGTCTTGGAACATCTGAGCGACGTTTTGTTTGATGTACCAGCGGAGTAGGTTCTCTAGCTCTAGGATTCGTGGCATGAAGACGTCGTATGCGTAGTCATACCCGGCCCGGTAAGCGTCGAAATGTTGCTTGCGGTAGTCCACTTGGTTAGACTCGGAGTTACCCAAAGACTCACCATCAATCTGTTCTTTTGGTTTGACCGGTTCATCTACCCACATAGATGGCCGGTCTTTTTCTTGTCTAAAATGCTGGTTCATGTGGCACTCCTTCGTATTCCTCCATGTCGTGCAGGACACGTTGCAGAACGGGGATAAGTGCTCGGAGTTCATCTGTCGTGAAGTCGCCGTCAGGTTTCTTGATGAACATGCTTGGCTTGTCTTCGGTTGAAAGGTCGAGGCCGATGGTGGTTTCGGTTTCTCCGACCTGCATCGTTGGACCGGAGTAGCAGACGATGCTGCCGTCCACTTCATCAATTTCGGCTCGGAAGTCTTCGGCAATGTAGAGGTTGTTGTTATGCATTGTTATGCTCCTTCGATTTCGTCAGCTACGCGGCGGATTGATGCGATGGCTTCTTCTTGGGTGATGTCGTACTTCTGCAGGAAGTTGATGATTTCGTTCTCTACGATCATCTGAACATCGTGATCTAACGCGCCTTCATGGAGGCTGCCGTCTGGGTTGATATGAAAAATGCGGTTACTCATCGTGGTCATCCTTATGCGTTGTCGAATTGGTCGTTGATGAACTGATCTAGGTCAGCCAGTCTGTAGAAGATTCGTGATCCGATCCGAGCAGATTTCGGGCCTTTGCCCATGTGCCTCCAGTAGTTGAGTGTGGATTCTGGCGTGCGTAGGTATTCCGCAGCTTCTGGCTTAGTAAGTAACTGATGAGGGTTTTGCGTATCTGGCTGGGTGGTCATTTGAGATTCCAATCGCTAGTAGGTTGAGCAGGTAACCACTTACAGCTTGCAATAGTTTTTAACTGTTGTCAACCTGCTGTAGGTGCTATCCTCAACCTATGGACACTTGGAGAAGACCCTCGGGTTGGGCGATGATTGCCAGCTTGGATAAGATATTTGGCCGGAACATGCGGGAAGCGCGGGAACGGTTAGGCTATTCACAGCAACTGTTTGCAGATTCACTGGAAGCGTTTTATGGGATCACATGGCACCAGACCACGGTTGGAAAGATTGAATCTGGAGTGCGCCCTGCGAAACTTCACGAAGCCGTTGCTATCGCATCAGCATTGGGTATGTCAGTTTCGGACCTCCTGTCCGAGTCTGCCGACGTAGATCGTAAAGAGAGCATTGCCAAGAGAGCGATTCATGAACTCGGCGTGATTGAACATGTAATTCAGACGCGTATCGAGGAGCTCAGAGAAGAAATGCAGGACCTCAAGACAGCGGAGAATCCAGATGGCGTCGATTCAGAAGAGGCCTAGCGGTAAGTACCTTGTTCGGTGGCGTAATGAGGAAAATAAAGAGCGGTCTAAACAGTTCGATTTGATGCGTGACGCTAAGCGTTATGCAGCGCAGATTGAAACTGACCTTGCCAGGGGTGAATACGTGGATCCGCAGGCGGGGAATGTCACGCTCCGAGATTTCTACGATGACTGGAAACAACGTCAACTGTGGACCAGTAACACGACACGTAATTCTGAGAGGGCTATGAAGCGTGCCGATTTTGCTGACATGCCGCTGAATAAGA